TGAGGAGATACGCAAAGTAGAGCAGCAGCATCCATATCTGAAAGGCAGAAGAATACGAGGCGTGGCCGATCCTGCTATATGGGCATCCGATACAGGGGAGAGTGTAGCAGATGTTGCTGCAAAGTATGGGATATTCTTTGACAAGGGAGATAATCAGCGTATAGCCGGATGGATGCAGATGCACTATCGTATGGCATTTGATGATAACGGCTATCCGATGATGTATATATTCAGTAATTGCAAGGCGTTCATTAGAACCATACCGCTTATGATGTACGATGAAACACACGTTGAGGATTTGGATACAGATCTGGAAGATCATGTGGCGGATGAAGCGAGGTATATGTGCATGAGCAGACCGATAAAACCTGTTCACGCTAATAAAGAGATAGAGGCAAGCGCGGATCCATTGAATCAGCGCGTACCAAAGAAACGAAGCATATACATAAAACATGGATAAGGAGAAGATTATGGCAGGACAGACAACACCAAGAGATCAAAAATACAACCGTCCGCAGAGAACAGGGCAGAACAACTCTCCCAAGAATAATGCGAGCGGTTCATTCCAAAAAGGCGTAAAGGGCGGACAGAATGATATGCTGTCTGCATTTCAGTATCAGCCTACGCCGGAAGATATTAAAACGATGGTAGCAGGGGATCAGCAACAGGAGCGTCCTCCTATACAAAAAAATATCGCTCCTGTTCCTGCTATCAAAAAGCAGGTAGTAGGAACAGACGAAGTAAGAAAAGCAATGGAGATCCTCAAGAAATATAAGAAGGGCAAGCAGAATCTGGAAGATAAGATTACCAGAAATGAGAAATGGTGGAAGATGCGCCATTGGGAGCTTATGCAGACAGAGGAAACGGTAGACGATCCCAAGCCTGCATCCGGGTGGTTATTTAATACCATTATTTCAAAACACGCAGACTATATGGATTCCATACCGACATCCAACATTCTGCCGAGAGAGGAAGGAGATGTGGGAGAGGCACAGAGATTATCTTCCATCATTCCTGTAGTTATGCAGCAGAATGGATTTAAGAAAGTATATTCCGAGGAATCATACTACAAGCTGAAACATGGTACAGGCGTATATGGAATCTTCTGGGATGGATCCAAACTTAACGGCCTCGGAGATATCGAGGTTACTTGCGTGGATTTACTTACATTGTTCTGGGAGCCGGGCGTTAAAGACATTCAGAAGTCAAAGAACCTGTTCTCCGTAGAGCTTGTGGATGCAGATTTATTGGAGCAGCAGTATCCGCAGTTAAAGGACAACTTATCAAAGACACAGGATACGCTGCTTAAAAAGTATATGTATGATGAATCAATCGACACCACAGGAAAATGCGCGGTAGTGGATTGGTATTATCACAAGATTGTAAATGGCAAAAAGACATTGCAGTATTGCAAATTTGTAGATGATATCGTTCTTTATGCTACGGAGAATGAGACGGATATCCCTATGAAGGCAGAATTGCAGCCTATCATGGATGGTGCAGGCAATATGGTATTAGATGCAATGGGACAGCCTGCAATGCAGGAAGTAGAAGTACCTACAGGAGAAAAGCCAATGGCGGAACGCGGCCTGTACGATCATGGCAAGTATCCGTTTGTATTTGATGTGTTATTCCCGGAAGCAGGAATGCCTGTAGGACTTGGATTCGTAGATATCTGCAAGAATGCACAGGCATCTATCGACATCTACAACAACGCCTTTGAAAAGAATGTGCAGTTTGTGGCATCTCCGAGATACCTCGCAAGAAATGATGGCGGACTCAACGAGGAAGAATTTAACAATCCGAATGCGCTTATTGTTCATACGGACGGAAATCTCGGAGAAGATAGCCTTGCACCAATCAATACACCTGCGTTTATCAATTCCAACTACATAAACATTCTGGATCAGAAGATTACAGAGATGAAGGAAACGGCAGGAAACAGGGACGCAACCACAGGTGGAACACAGGCAGGCGTAACAGCAGCTTCTGCTATTGCTGCAATACAGGAATCCGCAGGAAAAACATCGAGAGATCAGATTTCCTCTTCCTATGAGGCGTACAAGGATGTAGTAGACATCGTGATTGAATTGATAAGACAGTTTTATACAATGCCTCGTCAGTTCAGAATCACAGGCGCAAAGGGCAAACAGGAATTTACACAGTACAGCAATGCAGGATTGCAGGCGCAGTATCAAGGTACGGAGTATGGCGTGGATATGGGTTATAGGCTCCCGGTATTTGATATCGAGGTAAAGGCAGAGAAAGAATCTGCATATACGCAGTTATCCCAGAACGAGCTTGCAATTCAGTTTTACAATCAAGGATTCTTCAATCCGCAGTATTGCGATCAAGCACTCGCTTGTATTGAAATGATGGAATTTCATGGCAAGCAGATGGTTGTGGAGCGTATCGAGCAAAACGGCGGAATGTATAAGCAGATGGCGCAGCTTATGATGCAGATGCAACAGATGGCGGAGATTATAGACCAATTATCCGGCGGTAAGACGCAGATGGCAGGAAGCGTTGCAGATATGATTGGAGAGAAATTGGGTGTTGCACAGACAAGCGGTGCGCAGGCAAGGCTCCCGGAAGTATCCATGGGAGAGAGTGCTATAACAGCAAATGCGAGAGAAAGGGCGAATAACGCGACAAGTCCGAGATAATGACAAAGATTGTATATGAAATCCGCACAAATGAATTTGAAATTGTAGTTATGGGGCACGCAGGGTATGCATCCGTTGGAAACGACATTGTATGTTCTGCCATATCCATACTCATACAAACACTTATTATACACCTGCAAAAAGTATCCGTGGAACATAAGTACAGGATTGAAAGTGGCTTTGCGCAGGTGTGCGCACAGGGCGTTACCGCACACATTTCTTTTAAGACCATCCTCACAGGCCTTGAGATGTTGGCGGAGCAGTACCCGGAGTATATTTCGGTTAAAGAGGGGTGCACTATAAATTATTGCGAACCTCTGAAATAATAAAGACTATAAGGGTCGTGACCTACCACAGAGAGTAAAAGAAAGGAGCTTTATGCCCTACAAATTTTTAAATCTCCAACTCTTTGCAGAGGACGGAGGAGCAGACATGGCAGGAACAGGGGAAATCGCCAATCCCACAACAGAAAATCCTGTATCCGATGGAGTAGCTACCGGGGGAGAGGGAGAGCAGGTCGTAACTGCACAAGACGGTCAAGCGCAGGAGGAAACCTTTGAGAGTTTGATCGCGGGTAAGTACAAGAAGGACTACGAAAAATCGCTCAAGAGCGCGATGCAGAAGAGATTCAAGAATCAGAAAGACCTACAGGGCAAGATTGACCGCATTGATCCTATCGTAAGAACGATGGCGCAGAGATACGGCATTGCACCTGCTGCCGATGGATCCATATCCATTGACGATTTACACAATGCTATTATGAATGATAATGCGATGTATGAACAGGAAGCATTTCAGCGTGGCATGAGCGTAGAAGATCTGAAACAGATTAAGAAGCTCGAAATGGAAAATGCAACTCTTAGAGCGCAGAACGCCAGAACGGCAGAGCAGAGAGAATGGGATGCACTTGTTGCACAGGGGGAAGAGATGAAACAGGCCTACCCGGATTTTGATCTTGAAAGCGAGATGCAGAATCCGCAGTTTGGCAGATTACTTGCTACAATGCAGAAATCCGGCTTCCCAAATGCATTAAGAACAGCATATGAGGCCGTACACCGGGAAGAGATTATGGGTGGCGCAATGCGATATGCAGTAGCGCAGACGGAACGCAAGATTTCCAACTCTATACAGAGTGGTATGCGTAGACCTACCGAGAACGGAACAACCCAACAGGCAGCCGCAAGCGTGGGTACAGTAGATCCCTCCAAACTTACTAAGTCACAGATTGAAGATTTGAAGAAAAGAGCAGAGCGTGGGGAGAGAATCACGTTCTGACAAGTAAGATAAGGAGAACGTAACCATGAATAAGAACAGAACATTGGTAAATTTGCAGTTATTTGCAGAACCTAACACACAGACAACAGTATTAAATGCGGAAGGTAACAGCCTTGCGCCTACAATGAAAACATTCTACAGAACGAGCTTGCTTGAAAATGCGCGCAATGAGCATTACTTCAATCAGTTCGGACAGAAGCAGCAGCTTCCTAAGAATGGCGGTAACAAAGTTGAGTGGAGAAAATTCGATACTTTCTCTAAGGCAACTACACCTTTAACAGAAGGTGTTACACCGGATGGCAACAAAGTAAACATGACAAAGATCGAGGCATCTATCAATCAGTACGGCGATTACACCACAATTTCCGACAGATTAGAATTAGAAGCTGTAGATCCCGTAATCGTTGGTGTTACAGAGGAACACGGCGCACAGGCAGGCGATACGCTTGATGTTATTACTCGTAATGAAGTAATCACAGGTACAAACGTTATCTATGCAGGCGGCAAGACAAGCCGTGGCGCATTAACAGCAGCAGATGTTGTTACATCCACACTCGTAAACCAAGCCTTCACTTTCTTAAAGAAGATGAAAGCACCTACAATCAACGGAGATTACATTGCTATTATCCATCCTTCCTGCTCTTACGATTTAAGAGAATCCGATGGATGGTTAGATGTACACAAATACGCACAGCCGGAAGAAATCTACAACGGCGAAATCGGTAAGCTCCACAACATCCGTTTCATCGAAAGTACAGAGCAGAAGATCTGGAAAGATGGCGAAGTTGCTGTATATGCAATTACTATTTTCGGTAAGGATGCATATGGTATTATCGAACCTTCCGCAGAATCCTTAGAAGTAATCGTTAAGCAGAGAGGTTCCGCAGGTACAGCCGATCCTTTGGATCAGAGAAGTACCGTAGGTTGGAAAGCATCTCACGCTGCTAAGATTCTGTATCAGGAAAGACTTGTTCGTATTGAGTGTGGTTCTTACTACAGCAATGTGGATGAAGCAAACTAAGAGGAGATAAGATATGGCAGATACAAAAACAACTAAAGTAGCAGAAGATCCATGGGCAAAGAAAGTGGAAATCAAACTTCCTAAAGCGAGCAATGGAGAACCTAATTACGTTATCGCATCTGTAAATGGACGCGCGTTCAAGATTCAGAGAGGCGTAAAAGTAGAAGTTCCTGCTCCTATTGCAGAAGTGATTGAGCACAGTTTCTTGGCACAGGATGAAGCAGAGGAGTTCATCGAAACCAAAGCTGACAAATAAAACCACGGAGGCAGGGCAACTTGCCTCCTGTTTTAATATGGGAGTGAAACTATGACAGTAGCAGGAATTATTCAACAGTACAATGCAGAAAGACCTAATTCCATAGATGATGAATTAAAGGTTGGATGGCTGCGCAAGGTTGAGCAGATGATTATTAGTGAAGTAATCACACAGCATGAGCACGACCTTAACGATACGAGCAAAATGTCAATGAGCGTGTCCGGCTCTACCTTATTCATCCAAAATGCAGGCGATTTGACGGAACACATCGCATCTTTTGGAATGGACACAGAGTTGTTAGTGCCGGAGCCTTACGATGATTTGTACCTGTATTATCTGGATCAGCGTATTGCGTACAATAACAACGATACCAGAAGATACAATGCAGCAGCTACGCAGTACAACAATGCATTGCTTACTTATCAGCAGTATTTCAATCGCAGTTATACAGCCATTACGGCAAAGAAGAGGATGCTGCGACACGAAAATTTGTAGGAGGTGCGCTATGTACTATCCACAAGTAGCAGAAGATAACAATACAAGAAATTTAATAGACACATGGCTAGGGTACAACCATAATTACCGGGTTAACAATGGGGAGTTCTACGACATGGAAAACCTCACAAGCGATAATTTTCCTCTTCTCACACCGAGAAAGATAAGACCATTACTCGCGGAAGGGGAAAATATAAGAGGCCTCGTATATTCAGACAACAATATCTGTTATCTGGAAGGAGATACCCTGCATTACAGTATGCAGGAAATAGACCTTGCGCCATTCATGGACGAACCGGGAGGAGCAGAGGAACAGATGCTTATTCGTTTTGGTGCTTATATCCTTTTATTTCCGTTAGGAATCTATGTAAACATTTACGATCCTGCGGATAGCGGCAATATGCGCACACGCTTTGATGCGGAAGTGGATACCAAAATTACCTATAGTATCTGCGATTTGGAAGGAAAAGACTACGAAAATGTAGTTGCATCTGACACCGCGCCGGAAGATCCTGCCGATGGGATGTATTGGCTTAACACCGGGGAGAATAGCGGTCTTAATATTTGGTATGACGCAAAGGGAATGTGGCAGCCTGTAGCAACGTGTTATATCCGTATACAGGTGGAAGGAGCAGACCTTACACAGTATTTTGCTGTAGATGATACCGTTACCATGAATACCACCTTGCCGGATATCAATGCAGGCTCACAGATACAGGCAATGGGAACAGATTACATTGTGGTAATAGGAATTATACCAGATGCAGTTACCAAAGAAATTGTAACAAGCAGCGCGTGGACTTTGAGGATGGAAAGAAAGTTGCCTGCGCTTGATTATGTATGTGCAGATAAAAACAGAGTATGGGGATGCCATTACGGATACTCCGAAGAGGGAGAAATGATAAATGAAATCTATTGCAGTAAGCTAGGAGATTTCAAGAATTGGTATACCTATAAGGGCATTTCAACGGATTCTTATGCGGTAAGCGTAGGTGTTCCGGGAGAATGGACAGGTTGTATATCCTTCCAAGGATATCCGACATTCTTCAAGGAAAATGCGATATTCAGAATCTATGGCTCATACCCGGCAGAATACCAAGTAATACAGAACGATTGCAGGGGCGTACAGCAGGGTTCTTATAAATCCCTTGCGGTAGTCAATGAATACCTGTTTTATAAATCGGCATCGGATGTAGTGGTATATGATGGCTCAACGCCTGTATCCATATCAGAAGCACTCGGAAGAGATGCGATGTACTATGATGCAGTAGGTGGCGGATGTCTTAACAAATATCATCTTGTGATGCAAACAGCAATCGGCAGGAGATATTACTTTGTGTACGATACACAGCATGGTATCTGGGAGAAAGAAAGCGCATTGCCTATTATCCAATTCTCCGCAACGGAGAACGGACAACTTTATGCAGTAACATCTGATAAATTATATGGCCTCGGCTCTACAGACAATATTGCCTTTGCAAATGATCTGATAGGGGAAGAATGGGTGGAATGGTATGCACAGACAGGCGAGATGGGATATGAAACGCCGGATAGTAAGTATGTAAGTAAATTATCCATAAGGGCGTATATTCCTTTCAGAAGTGAAGTGCAGGTGCAGATATCCTATGACGATAGGCCGTTTGAAGATGTGGGATTGTTGCGAGGCGATGATAACATAGCATCGCAGAAGTTAGATATCGTTCCTATGCGATGCGACCACTACAGGATCCTATTCAAAGGACATGGAGATTGCAGGATCTATACCATGGCAATCTCGTTAGAGAATGGAAGTGATGAATATGGATATTAGAATTGATAAGCCTATTTTAAACAGGCCAACGCCGGAAGAGAATATTGCATTGGTAGATAAATGGATATCAGAAACGGCGGATAAAATGAATTACTTAATCACACAGTTAGAGAGGGAAAGGAGAGAGGGCAATGCAAGCGATTGATAAAATCAATTATGGTGGCGAGACATACGAATTTGTAGACCAGACAGCCAGAGATGCCAATACTGCATTATCCGCGAGGATGGGAAGATTGAACGATGCACAGACAGAAGCATTACAGCAGGAAGCACAGAGGGCAGCAGATGCAGAGAAAGCACTTGAAACAGCAAAGGTTTCAAAGGTTCCCGGAAAGGCATTAAGTACGAATGACTTCACAGATGAATACAAAAACAAACTCGACAATCCGGCTGCAATGGTGGGTGCTACCGCTAAGACAGACGGAAAGCAAGGAGATGTACCTGCTCCGGCAAAAGGACAGGAAGGGTTATATCTGGATGGCTCTGGGAATTGGAGTAAGCCACACGATACCACATATGAGGATGCAACGCCGGAAGAGAGTGGCTTAATGTCCGCAGAGGATAAAGATAAGCTCGATAACATTGATACTGCACAAGATGATGTGGTATCGTGCAATACTGTTTTCAATGAAGATGGAAGCATTACTGAAACATTGGGAAATGGGAAGGTAAAGCAGACAACCTTTGGAAACGATGGTTCTATTACACAGAAAATCACAAACGCAGCAGGTACAGTTATCACATTGAAAACTGTTTTCAATGATGATGGCAGCATTACCAGAACAGCAACATAAGGAGGTGCGCTATGCCGGGATATGTAAGACAGTTGGTAGACGATGAAGGTAATAAGGTCTACCCGGTAGGAAAAGCATCTGCATCCTATATGAATGGCGGAAAAGTCTCTGTAGAGACAGTATTGCGTGATATGCAGGAGGCAGGAGCAAAAACAGAGTTCTTGGAAGATGGAAGTATTAAAAAGACTTTGGCATCCGGGAATGTTGTAACAACTACCTTCCTTTTGGATGGCTCCATCAAAGAAACTACAACAGATTCGGATGGAAATGTGCTCATTACGAAAACTACCACATTCGGATCTGATGGAAGTATAACAACAAATATCGTCTATAACGGCGAAGAACAGGAGGAAAATGTAACATGAGTTACGATTCATTAACCTATTTTGGTAGCGGTACGTTGGTCTGTAAATCAAGCAGCGTATTAGACAACGGCAAAACCGTGAGCGTAACAGGCGGAGGCAGAACATGGTCTGGTGTTATGGCAGATGGCATGTGCGTATTTAAGATGCTTCCGTACAAACAGAAGTACACCGTTTATTTGATTAACGGAGATGATGTGGAGTATTCCACAGAGGTAATTTTCGGATTCGGAGATTACAAAGAAATTGATATTGGTCTTGATAAGACTACATGGAAGGGATTGAAAGCGATTGTCAACGCAGGTCTTGAAAGTGAGATGTTGGCGGTAGGCGATCAGATTTCCGCAGTAGTAGGAGGCGAGACACAGGTATTTGATATCCTGCATATCGACTACAGAAGAGGCGTATATGGCAACAATATTGTATTGGGCAAGCACACCTGCCTTGCGAATACAAAGCAGATGAATGTATCCGATACAAACGTGGGAGGCTACAATGCTACCTTGATTGCAGACTTCCTCGACAACGATTACTTTGAAAGTCTACCAAGTGATATGAGATCAGTTATTACGGAAATGACTTATCAAGCATCTATTGGTAACAAAGGTACAGCATTACAGAATGAAGAGCATAAGGTATGGTTGCCTCTGGAATACAATATCTTTGGTGCAACCACATATGCAGCGGCAACAGAAGTTACAGCAGGCGGTGCAGAACAGTTTGCTTATTTCACTACGGATGCGAACAGAATTAAGACGTTAGGCGATACAGGCTCGGCCTGCGTTTGGTGGTTGAGTTCTCCGAGTGTCGGCGGCACTGCCCACTTCTGCGATGTCGCCTCTGCCGGGGCTGCCTACTCCAACTCCGCTAGCAACTCTCTTGGCGTTGTCCCTTGCTTCCTTATCGCGGCGGACGCTTAAAGAGGGAGACCAATTATAACAGCTATCTTTTGAATCCTGCGGCGCATGGCCGCAGGGGAAAGGTGTATTTTGAATGAGTGTATTAGCAGGAAAACGCGCAGAAAGCAAAATGGAATTTATGAATACTGCGCACGAATTGGAAATTTATACAATTAAATTAACCATGAGGGAGAACGCTATTCCCAAAAGATACAGATATGTGATAGGCAGACCTCTTACAGATTCTGCAAGAGCACTCAATCAGAATATCACATATGCAAACGGTATCTATCCGACCAATAAGACCGAGTTTGAATTAAGGAGAGCATATCAGAAAAAGGCAATCCTTGAGATTAAGAATATGTTTGAATTGATGCGGATCACAACGGAGCTGATACCATTAAAAAATTCCACTCTGGAAGAGTGGGTGCGCCTTGCATCTACGGAGGAAACTCTGCTTAGAAAATGGATGCAGGCAGATAAACAGAGATACAAAGATTTACCATAGGTTACACGTTGTATTTGCTCGGCCTGCAATTGGTGGTTGAGTTCTCCGAATGTCAGCAACACTACCAACTTCTGCAATGTCAACTCTGCCGGGGCTGCCAACAACAACAACGCTAGCAACTCTAATGGCGTTGTCCCTTGATTCCGTACAGTTTTTAATGTAGAACGAGTAAGTCATATGACCGAAAGCACACAGTAGTACATGGAAGGAATGTGTGACCTTCGCGAAAGCGTAAATAAGATCTCTCATACCCTTGCCCGGACGCTTCTTGCATGGCAGGTGTGGCAACCTGTTTCATGGGTATTGGGTTATGTATCTAAATTCGCCACAAAGGAGATATAGGGAGTGACAAGTGAAGAAAGACATGAAATAAGATATCAGAGAAGAAAGGCTAAAAGGGATGAACAGAAACGGAAGCGCAACGAGGGGCACACCTTTGAGGCGGTAACGGATTTTAATAATCTGCGGAAGTCTTTCTATAATGCGAGGAAGGGTGTAAATTGGAAAGCCTCGGTACAAAGATACGGATGCAACGTATTAGAAAATACGATGAAAGCATCACAGGATCTTAGAGCAGGAAAGGATATAAGCAAAGGTTTTATAGAATTTGACCTGTGCGAGCGAGGAAAGAAAAGGCACATTACATCGGTGCATATCTCTGAAAGAGTAGTACAGAAAAGTTTATGCGATTATGGGATTGTTCCTGTAATGCAGCAATCGTTGATTTATGATAATGGGGCAAGCCTCAAAGGAAGAGGTACTGACTTTGCAAGGGAACGCCTCAAAAAGCATTTAAGACAATACTACAGAAGGAATGGTGCTGACGGATATATTATTATGGGAGATTGCCATAACTTCTTTGGGAGCATCCGACATGATATAGTCGATGGGAATATAAGGAACGCCATAACGGATCAGAGACTTTGTGATTTAACCATGAGTTTTGTTCGCCCTTTTGAACACGGACTTGGTTTAGGTTCGCAGGTATGCCAGATCTTAGCGGTGTCCTATCAAAATCGAATCGACCATAGTATAAAAGAAGTTAAGGGATGCAAATGGTATGGAAGATATATGGATGATTTCTATATCATCTGTAAGACAAAGGAAGAGGCAAAGGAAATATTGCAATATGTCACAGAATTATATGCGCAGTTTGGTATTGAATTGAACATGAGAAAAACGGTTATTACCAAACTGACACACGGATTCACGTGGTTGCAGGATAGAATATACCTGCTGCCGAGTGGCAAAGTAATTGATAAGCCGGGCAGAGCGAGTATTACACGCAATCGCCGGAAACTAAAGAAGCTCGCAAAACTCCTTGATGCCGGGAAAATAACCTATGATGCTATTTGCAACTTCTACGCTTCACATATCGGATACTTAAAACATAAAAATGCCTACCGTGCGAGATGCAATATGGACAGGCTATTTAATGAATTATTTATAAGGAGGTTTATCTATGAAGCACCTGTTACTCAATAAGGACAATGTAATCATCGACATTGTAGATACAGTAAAGCCTGTTATGAAAAACCGTAACGGCATTACTGTATTGTGTAAAGCAGATGAATCGCAGGGATATATTGGAAGCGATAACAATACTATCTATGCAAAGATGGGATCTCAATTCCAACCATCATATTACGATGTGGCACACATCTACGCAGTAGAAAGTGTTCCGGCATTGGTAACTCCTCTTATGTTCAAGTATGGGTTTGAAAATTCAGAAGATACGGAGATGTCATTCTTTATGAATGAGGAGCCGTACCCGGAAACAAATACCAACTTGACATCTAGGACATCCGACATCGAGGATATGATTCTGGATATGAGCATGATCGTCTATGCTTAGAATAAAAATGTTACTATTAACCCTACTACTTAACAAGGAGGAAGAAATTATGATCGCAATGTTATGGGCACAGAAAATTATGTACGGAAAGAAATCATACGCAGATGTTCCTGTTAAATTAAAGGAACAGGTTGCAGAGGTTCTTATTGAATCTGGATGCGAAGATCTCATTACAGAGGAGGCATAACAGATGAAGCCGATTAGTATTTTGTGGGCACAGAGAATCGAAAACGGAACAAAGAATTTTAACGATGTTCCGGCACAGCTCAAAGATGAAGTTATGCAGAAGCTCCTTGAAGATGGATACACCGTGGACGAGGACGGAAATGCAACAAGAACAGAGACTACTGCGGATAATCAGTAGGCAACAGGAGATCATACGCCAGATGGTAGAGATGGAAAAGGAGCTTATAAACGAGCTATCTCAATATCGGAGCGTAGAACTCGAAGAGAAAAGGATTGAAGAGATGGAGGCGTTGGTATAACCGATGCCTCTATTTTTGTGGGTGTCCTATATTTATGCATTGATATTTTTTACAATTTTAATAGTTGAAATTTTAGTAAAGGAGTAATGGAAATGGCAAACAATAAATCATCGACAAAAACAAGCTCAAGCGGCGGATCTACATCCAATAGTAGCACTTCCACGCAGGGCGGAAGCACCACAAATACAAGTAGTCATAGCGTCACAAATTCCAACTCTCATACAGAGGGCGGTTCACATAGTTATTCTTATGGAAAGAGTTGGGCATCTGGAAAAGTAGATGAATACACACAGGCGCAGCGCGATAAATACAATCAAGATTATGTAGCAGGCGATAAGGTAACGGCTGCTTATGACAAATTGCAGGAAATCATAAACGGAAAACCCACGTTCCAATCTTCCTATGAGGAACAGTTGAAAGGCCTTTACGATCAGATTATGAACCGGGATCCATTCAGTTATGATTTTAATGCGGATTCCATGTACCAGATGTACAAGGATAATTACACGCAGCAGGGCAGAACAGCAATGCAGGATACAATGGGGCAGGCGGCATCCATGACAGGAGGCTACGCATCCTCGTACGGCCAATCCGTAGGGCAGCAGACATACCAGAATTATTTACAGCAACTTAACGATGTTATCCCAGAATTGCGAGATCAAGCATATCAGCAGTACCGGGATGAAGGGGATACCCTTATGGATAAATACGGTATTACTACAGATGCCTATGATCGTGAGTACGGACAGTACCGAGATGATGTTTCTGATTGGCAGGCGGATAGAAGTTTTCAGCAGAGTGCATACCAAGATGAAAGAGACTTTGATTATTCGCAGTTTACCGATAACCGTAATTATTGGAATACCGAGTATTGGAATGAAAAGAACGCAGAGCGTTCCAATTATCAGATTACAGATACAAGCTATTGGGAGGATACACAGAGCAGATCCGAAACGAATAGCCAGAGCACATCCAATACAAGCTTCTGGGAGAATAGCAACACACACTCTTCCTCTAGTAATTGGAATAATTCGACATCTGATACATCATATTCCGGCGGTGGCTCAAGCGGCAGTTCTGCATCTCAATCCTCACAGAAAGCGGCACAGGACTTCTACAACAACAACCAGAGTAATACCTTCAATAACAGCAGCAATGATTCCGGCAATAGTTGGAATAACAGTTTGAATGTTGCTCCTTACAACATTACCGAGGGAGATTACCTTGCAAGTGCATCTGATAATGACATTGAGGAAATGGTGGAGGCATTGCAGGAGGCGCAAAGCGATATGGATAAGGCGATGTTGAAATACAAGATGCAAAAAGATCTTGGCATAACAGATGCAGAAATGAAGTTATTGGACGAATTGGCATCTGGTAAGAGGGCATGGAACGGAAATCAGATAAATTGGTAAAGGAGAAACGGCATGGGAATGACGTGGCAACAGTTTAAACAAAAAAATCTTGGAGGATCTGCAAGGGGTACAAACCCTAGCGGATCTTTTTCCGCATTTAACGCATATAAAAATTATGCGCAGCAGGTGGATGATGAAGAGCGCAAAAGACGTATGCAGGCGGAACAGGCAAAGGCAGACAATAGTGCGTCTGCAAAGTGGCAGCAGTTTAAAAAGAATAATGGAATCGGTGCTCCGGCGGCTACTCCAAGTAACATTATGGATATGCAGAAAATGCAGGAAGATGTATGGCGTATGCAGGCAGAACAGGCAAAGGCAGATAGGGGAGCGAGAGTTGCTATGCTCCCGGAGCTTGAAAAGAAGAGAACAGGGGAAATTGCGCCTACATCCGTGCAGGAAGCGCAGGGAAGGATTGCAGAGCTTGATGCAAGCGTGCAGGACATGCTTAATGCGTATGGTAGTAATTATTACAATGATTCCGATCTGAAACCGAGTGCGGATGATACAAGAATAAGAGTGGCGCAGTCTAGGTCAGCAGGTTTGAAATCGGTTATGGAACAGGAAAGCAATAGTTATTTGGACGCTACAGCAATAGAAGAGGATCCACGAACAAGGGGGATGCTCAAGGGAACATTGCGCACAATTCAAAATAGTGCTGCCCAGAAAGCAGCAGCGGAAATTATGGATGCTACAGGATGGGATCTTGATACTCTTAATTCCTATATCACAGATGCAAAATCCATAGGGCAGTACGAATATGACCGCGAAAACGGCGGTACATTTCTTACACCTGTAGAAGAATTGCAGCACGCACAGGCATCCATTGATGCTCTTTCAAGTGAAGAACGAGCTTTGATGTCGGAAATCCGAAAAGGACAGGATCAGAATTTTGCGGATAATGCGCAGTACAATATGTGGGGTAGTCAAGGTTTTGGAAATCAGTTAATGGATAAATACATACTGAAAACAAATACAGAGACAGGAACAGGCTACGATACTATAGAACAGGCGCAGGAGAAACTGCGCACAGAATATGGATGGGATGAAGATAAGATTAAGAACTATACTCTTATGTCTGAAAGACTTTCCAATGCCGCAGGAACGGAAGAATTTAACGAGGCATTTGCGATATCGGAAGATGATAGCACAGGGGCGAAGATTGGAAAGGGAGTTTTTAACACAGCATGGAATCTGTTTAATGCACCAACGGAAGGAGTTTTGGGTGCTCTTTCCAATCTTTCGGATAAGCCAGAAGGTTACGGAAGAGATACAAACACATGGGTAAACCTTAGACAAAATTCCTCCGATTCCGCCATACAACAGACTTCGGATGTGATCGACAATCCGATTGCAAAGTGGGGTTATCAGACAGGCGTTGGCATATTAGAGGCGGCAGAAATGGCATACCTTGGAGGTTCATTAGGGGCAGGTGGAAGCGGCGCGAAAGCGGCACTCGGAAAAGCTGCAACTCTTACGCCATTTGCCACAGGTGCGTATAACTCTGGCTATAACGATGCAAGGGCAAGAGGAGCATCCGAAAAGGACGCACAGCTTTATGGTATAGCAGCAGGTGCGGCGGAAGCAGGAACAGAAATGCTTTCCTTAGATCATTTATGGGGAATGGCGAAGGGTACAAAGGTAGGCAAGCAACTTGTGGTTGATTGGCTCGCACAGGCAGGCATCGAAGCATCAGAAGAGGCTGCAAGCGATATCTTGAACCGTTACTCTGATTATGTGATCCTCGGAGATGATGGGCAAAATGCAATGACACTTGCTATAGATGCTTACATTGAACAGGGATATAGCGAAGAAAAAGCGGTTAAACAGGCGCACGACGATTTCTGGAAGCAGGTGGCCTTAGATGCGGCAGGCGGTGCAATCTCTGGTGGTATCCTTGGCGGCGGTGGCCTTTATGCCGGATATCAGAACGCGAAAGCAAATAAGCAGAGAACAGAAGCCGTACAGAATTATTACGGTAATCTCGAAGGAGAAACCGATTCCGAGTACGGATATGAAAACAATCAGCAGGCGCAGAGATACGCACAGAATCCGACACAGTATTTAGCGGATACAATAGATGATTCCACGCAGGCAGGTAAGGAGGCAAAGGCCACCGTACAGGCATATGCAGATAAAGAGGCAAGCGGAAAGAATCTTACTACATCTGATAGAGCAGATATTGAGCAATCCTTATGGGTGGCAGAAAATGCTGCAAGGGAAAATGAAGCATCCATGTCTGCGCGTGAAGCATACCAGAAGTATTCAAATGAAATGGCAGCAGTACCTTCCGAGTACAGAACAGCAAGCGTTGCCATTACGGAAGATGATGCAAGGGCAGGCTTGGCAAAGGCGGCAGCTACCGGGAATGTAGAATCTTTGGGCGAATACTACCAGAAGATGAAAAATGCGAAGAGTGCAGACCTTAGAAGCAAAGCAGATGAAATTTATTCTGAATATTATGGAATGGCGCAGAGCCACGGCGTAACAGAACAGCAGCTTGAAGCATTTAAAACCTCTGAACAGGAGGCGTATGCGGCAGGATTGCGCGGAGATAATCGCGGTTCTATGGGCGCATTGTCCATGAAAGCTGCGGAAGCATACCGGGCAGGACAACAGGCGGCGATTACCAATAAGGAATCAAAGGTTGTAGAAAGCAAAGCAAACCTAAAGAAAGCAAGTGTTTCTCTGAAAAACGGTAGCAATACTGTTCTTGCAGGCACTTTCAGTTCTGACGGAAATATCATGACGCAGGATGGCAAGCAGGTATCCGTGAGCGATATCGTAGCGGATAATTCTGCTATTCAGAAAGCATATAAATACGCAGATACACAGCCTAGTGTCTCTGCTAAAAATGCGTACATCGGAAATATTAACGATGGCACAAATGTAGAGAGTTATAATATTGCATGGAACACGATGTTTAGAGCCGGACGAATCGGACTTGATTTCGATAAAACGGTAAATAATGGTGTCGGAAAATACTATGCAGATGCACTCGGTACAGATGCGGTACGCGCTATGTATGATGCAGGTGTCGCACAGACGCAGATGGAAAAGGCGCAGGAAGCAAAAGCCGCATTGAATAAGGCGTTTCAGATTAAGAAAGGTTCCGGCACATTCGAGGACGCGCGTGCGGATAAGAGCGATAATGTAGATACAACCGTAATGCGTATGATTGCAGATGTATCCGGCATCAATATCCGTCTTGTAGATGATAAGGGAGTATTAGGAGCAGAGGGCGCAAACGCTTATTTCGATCCTAAGAACTCTACTATTGTTGTAGGATCCCATGCATCAGCGCAGGTATTCCATGAAGTAGTCGGAGAATTTACCAAACTCTACAACCTGGAAGATTATGCGGTAATGAGAAGTGCAACCATGGAAGCAACGAAAGAGGTTCTGGGAATGGATGGCCTCAATCGCACCATGAATAATTATGCCGCCGCATACGGAAAAGCCGGAGAGAGCAACACAGATATCGAGATGTCGGATGAAATGACGAATGATTATGCGGTTGCTGTACTGTCTACAGAAAAGGGCAGACAGGCGTTTGCAAAATACTTAGCGGAGAATTGCAGCCAGAAGCAGGCAACAAGCATCAAAGATAAGATTGTAAATCTGTATAAGAGCATCATTCGCTCCATAAAGAATATTATCAATCGTTCCGAGATGTCAAAGTACCAGAAGAGTATGCTTGAAAAAGGACAGGCACAGCTTGAGCAGGATGTAGATCTGTTTGTGAAGGCGTTTGCAAAAGCCGTAGAGAATTATAAGGCTATGCCGGATGGCGCAACAATGAAAGGGGATGGTGCATATTCCATCGCCGTAGATTCCGAAGGCAACAACCTTTCAGAACAGCAGCAGGATTTCTTTGCAGAATCCAAGATCCGCAACGCAGATGGCGCATTAAAGGTAATGCATCACGGAACATCTACATACGGATTCAGCGTATTTGACATTAAAAAAGCAAAGAGTGCAGGCGCATACGGAAGGGGATTTTATTTCTCTGATAGTGACAGCCACGCCGGACAGTACGGAAAGACCTACGATGTATACCTTAACCTTGTAAATCCTCTTACCACAGGTACAAAGGATATTTCAAAGGCACAGCTCCGGGCGTTTGTCAACGAGATTGCCAATGACGAAGATTATGGAATTGAAAATTACGGATACGGAGCAACGCCGGATAGCGTGGCAGCAGATGTATGGGGCAAGGACGATTTTGCCATGATGCAGGATATCAACGCTACCTGCGTGGGAGATTTTGCGGAAGCGGTTAAGATCTTCAACCGGGTAAACGGAACGAGCTACGATGGCATTGTTGCACCTACAGAAACGATTGCTTTCTATTCCAACCAGATTAAGGAAGTTTCCAATAAGAAACCGACCAATGATGCGGATATTCGTTTTTCCATGAAGGTAGACGAAGATACCTACCGGGAAATGACAGAAGATATTCCTGCAAAAGATACTCTGGACGGAACCGATAATGTTGAACAGACAAAGACATTGATAGCGGTACACAACCTTGCCGCAGAGCAGTTGGATGGTATTCTTGATTTGCAGGGATTGCCGTGTCCTTCTATCGCGGTAATTAAAGCAGGCATGGAACATTCCAAATATGGCGATGTATCCTTGATGTTCAAGAAAGAAACCATTGATCCAGAATTTAGCAGGAACAACCATGTATATAGCGGCGATGCGTGGACGGTATGTTTCCCTACTATTGAGTACAAATTAAATGATAAGGTACTTGGAAAAGTACGCACTATGATAGAAAACCTTCCGAAAGAGGTAGAATCATTTGGATATGTGGGATTGGACGAAGATAACGCGACCACAAAATTAAACAATCGCAAGGGCGATGTGGTTGATGCGTTCCGGGATCTTGCGCAGTTACAATATGCTTTTGTGACAGCAGATGATGGAATGGGTTGGAAGATTCTTGAAATGCCCATGCAGGAAAAGTCTCTTTCATCAAAAGTAGATAATGCAGTTATTGCTGCAATATCAGAAGTGCTCCCGGATGGTATTATTTCCGAGTGGGGCGATGCTGATTATAAAGCTCATGCGGAAACGGTAGCAGAAATTGCCAATGAAAAAGTATATGCAAATTACAAGGCTAAGAACGCAGGCAAGAAAACCATGGCGAAAGTTGAGGAGTTTTACAAGACAAGATTCAATGACATTTCAAGGATGGATTTTGACAGCATCATTCGTGGCGTATGGAACTACAGAAAAGCAGGCAATCAGTTTGAAAAGGAAGTAGATACATATGCATTAAAAGATACCCTGCGAGACATCATCAACGAAAATGCGGATGCATATGATGCGTGGATCAGAAAGATTTTTAACGGAGTTATTGAAAAGAGTGGCATCCGTAACAGCAGAGATTTATTTGATAACAGAGGAAACCGCAGAAGATGGGAGTTACTGCACGATGAAGCAACCTTGTCCAACATCGTAAAGGCTATGAGGGCAGACGGAGAAAAAGGCGCAGCCGGATTCTTTAGTGTAAGCTCATTCCAAGCATTAGCCACAAAGGATTTTAAGAGCATCGAAGATATCCACAATTCGGAGAATCAATTATACACCATGGATGAGGCAGAAAGAAACGCTTTACAGGAAGAACATAATGCCCGGTTCTCCGCTATCTGCAATGAGATTATGGATAAGGGCGAACGCAACTCCTTTATCGCGCTTGATAATGCCGCTGATTGTATTTCGGAAGTGGTTCAGAAGCATAAAGATGTGAAGAGCATTGACCGGGAATTGAGAAAGTATAAGCATCTGGATGTAAGAAAAGATACTGCACAGAGGATTGTTGATTTGATGGCCGATATCGGAAATATGCCTACAGAATATTTCGAGGCAAAACCTATGAGGGCGGTATGGCTTGATGAAATCGCAAAAGCAGTTATTCCTTCTACTACCGACAAAGCGGTTGTTGAGAAGTTAGAAGAGTTGCGTATTCCGTATGAAATGTACGAAGCAGGAAACGAGGATGCCAGAACGGAAATTCTTGCGGCGCAGGATGGCGATATCAGATTTTCTATTGCTGTAACAGATGAAGGGTACGAGTATGTAAACGTAGATGTCGAACAGGCACAATTCGATGGAAAGACATTGGAAGAAAAAAAGATATTGGCGAGAAAGGTTATATTAGAAAAATTCGCACGCAATATCATCGGATACAAAGAAGGCGCGCCTGTTGTTGAAACTGCAAGAGGGGCAAAGGAATATGTTTATGCAGATAAACGCTACTACACAAAAGCTGCGAAAAATGCAAAAATGAGAGCATCTACAGAGTTGGATTCGTTATTGAATGTGAGTAAATTTGTCGAACATTCGGACTACGAAGATGTGAAAGGTAGACACCCGGAAGCGGTGGGGGGATTCGATCAATACAAAACCTTGTTTAAGGTTGGCGATGATTGGTATGTTGGTATTGTAAACGTGATGAATCAAGAAAAGGTCAGAACGCTTTATGATATAACAAAAATTAGGAGCATCGACCAGAACGAGATTCCTACCGAAATCGGTAGCCTCGCAGAGTCGAGTGCTCCTATGGATATTATATCACGTTATCTGGAAAATAACAACAAGTATTCCTTAGATGTGAACGATTCTTTCTGGGATATTTTTGGTGGAGATGATGCAGACTTTGCAAGCAGCGCATCCATTCTGGAAGAGGGAATGGCGGCCTTGAGAAATAAACAGGTTGACCGGGCGCAGGTTCGCAGAATTGCAGATAAGCTCAAAAAGGAATACGGCAGCAATATTAAGCTCGAAACGCTTACTGACAATCTGGAAAAGGTATTCGCATATATGCAGACCGCAGATCATGTAAATTACAATGATATGATGCGTGTTCTTGATGAAGTAGCAACACCTGTTATTGAGCAGGCCACTACACTTGAGGGCAAGGAGATGTACGATGCCTTTGTTGATGCTATGAAGGGATACAGCATCAGATTGACCGATGTTCAGAAGCAGGAAGTAATCAGCACTTTCGGATCATACGGAGAGTTCCGCAGAATGGTAATGCCTTTGAATATCAGCGATAAAGGTACGATTGATTTAGAATCCGCATGGGCGGAAATGTCAGAGTTATCCGGCGGCGTTCTCGATTACGATACAGTAGAGGGCGATATGCCTACTGCATTATATGATGCACTCGCTTCCTTACGTCCATCGCCTGTAAATAATTACGGCGGCAGCAGGGAGAATGTGTCGAAAGACCTTGCAATGCGTATCGTGGAGGAATATCTGGGTATGCAGAATGACGCTAGAGCAAAAGCAGCAGCTACAAAGATGCACCAGAAGAATATGCAGTACCGGGCAAACCTGCGAAACAGCTACCAGAAGAAATTACAGGAAGCAAGAAAGGATATCCGGGAGAAGTATTATAATCGCGGTAGAGAGATGCGAGATCGTAACGAAGAAAAGATTGCGCAGATCAGAGCGAAGAATAAGCAGGCAGCCTCAAATGCGAGACAGAAACGCCTTGCAGACCATGAAAAGGAAATGATTTCAAAACGCGCAAAGGATTTGATGAAGTGGGCAGTAGAGCCTACGGAAGAAAAGCATATTCCTAGAGATATGGTAGAGCCTGTTGTGGAGTTCCTGTATGCACTTGACTTTGTAGAGCCGGATGTAAAGCAGGATAAAAACGGCAGATGGTATGTAAGAGTATTCAATCATAGCGTTATCGGCGCAAGCGGACAGCGCAGCATGGTATTTGATACTCTGACAGGAAACACAAGGGAAGAGGTATTGCAAAAATTCTATGACGCAATCGGTTCCGGCGTAGGATCCAGAGTGCAGAGAACGTGGACAGACAGAATGGCACTCATTGAAAAGTTGTTTAATCAAGTAAAGAATGGGGATCAGTTTGAACACAGAAGCATGGATGATTTCTTGCAGACAATAGATCCTGCAATGGCGGATGAATTTGCGGAAATGCTCAAAGCAAATAGAGGCGTAGCGAATGTTAATCAGCTTTCCTATGATGATTTGCATATCATCAATAAGGCGTTACGCGGCATCACACACGCAATCAACCAAGGTAATAAGGCTTTCACACAGAAAGGAACGATTGCAGAGTGGGCAGGCAATACCATGAACCTTGCAAACAGCGTAAAGGATAGCAAGCCGCACGGCAGAGCCTATAATAAAATCGCACAGACTTTGAGATTGGATATGGCAACGCCGGGAACCTATTTCGCATTGAATGGTGCAGATGTGATTTACAAATCCCTGCGCACAGCATTTAATACTAGGATTGCAGATATCAGAAAGTCGAGGGATTTTATGAAGGGAACAATGAGGAAATTTGCGAAGCGCACTCGGAAAGATTGGAAGGGAATTG